CGCTCGGCCTGACGCTGGATGCTGCTATTGAGGAGGAACCACTCTTTGAGCCGCTGCGTCGCTTCGTCGAGCGTGCCCTTAACGACCTGGAAGTCAGCGAACTTCTCCATGCCGAGCATTGTGACTTCTTTGGCGTTGCCGTCACGGACTGCACCGCTCGGAGCGTTCGCGATGTCTTTCTTTCGCGTCACCCCTCCAGGCTCAACCAGCCACACGATCTTCGAGGCATTGCCTGCGAACTCGATGATAGACTGACTGAGGGCGTCGCACGTCTTCATGTCCCCCATGCACTCCTCGACGTGGCCGCGCCCATAGTCGGAGCCGGAGACGCGCTGCCAGCGCAAGGCTAGCCACGCACTCTTGCCCTTCGGATAGGTGCCTTGCGTCGAGGGAATGGGAGTGTTGAGGATTTGCTGCTGAACGGTGTAGGTTCCCTTCGGAACGCGGCGCACCCAGGTGTAGAGATAGATGGTGTCGCGGCCGTCCTTCGTCTTGTCGTCGGAGCCTTGCTCCTTCTGTTCGACAATAGCGAGGGCGTCGGGGGGCAGCGTCTTCCGGCTCAAGGCTTCCCGAGCAATGATCTCGACGGGATCGCCAGCGCCGTCGCGCTTGACGACGTAGCTGTCGAGCGGAAAGAACTTCAGGCCACCGTCGGGGAGGATGTACAGGAGGCCGTTGCCCGTGACCACGAGATGCTTGAACATCTCGGAGAGCACCGGACGCCACGCCTTCTGTTCGCCCCGCGTCATCACGGCGCGTTCCATCTTCCCGAGCGCCTCTTGGGCATCCCCGGTCGGATCGTTCGAGCCTTCAGACTTCGCCTTCTGCACCAGCTTGTCCATCAGGAACTCGTCGATGGTCAAGCGGAAGAACGGCGAGCCGGGAGGAAACAGTGCAAGCAACAGTTTAGCTGCGAGGTTGTTCACCCCGCGAGAGCCGATGCTCTGGAACGGTTGAGACAACGTGCTAGAGTCTCTCGTGCCTTCCGGGGGCATCAGCGCGGGGATCGTGAGTGCCGCCGCGTCGCGTGCCCGTTGCAGTGGGGCCGCACGTTCGGACGAGAGTGACTCGTACCGACTCTGCGCCGTCACCACGTTGGACTCGGACGGTTCGGTATCCGTGATCTGCACGCGCTACCTCTGGATGGGGATTTCGAGACTGCTGTATCCGACCTTGGGGGTCGCGATGCCCGGAGCGAGAATGGGCGACGCAGCGGGTGGAGGGACGGTACCGTCTGTGACGGCCGTAGGATTCTGGAGCGCCGCGAGCGTCGCGGTCGCTTGTTTGATCTGCGCTTGCAACTGCGGAATGCGCTTCGTGACCGCGTAGAACGAACCCACCTTCAACTGCTTGGCGAGTTCGGCTTGCATGCTCGCGAGCGAAGCCTGCAAGTCGTTGATCGACGGTAGCTGGATGCTGACCGGCTGAATCGGGCTACTCATCGTCGTCACGTCCGGGTGGGTTGTCGTGGAGGTTGCGCAGTTTACTGATGACGCGCTGTTCCCCCACCGCGATCCACACCTCGCGGTCGCTCATTTCAAGCGACGGAACGCGATTCGGATAGGTGGCCTCAAGCCACTCGATAAGAGCCTTGGTAACACCAGGGTAGCGCTTCGATGGCATGATCGGTTTCGGGGTGGAGGTTATACCTACAGGACTGCATAAATAAGGAAGGAAGGGGGCCGAAGCCCCCAACCTATTGCTAGCAAAGGTGCTAGCACCTAGAACGCTTGCTGATGTACCGGATTGGTCCGGGTCACGGCCCAAATGCGCTCGCCGGTCGTGGCGTCGATCAAGGGCAGGCCGCAAACGAGAGCGACGTGCGCCTCCAACTGCGCCCCGGTCGAATGCTGCCAGCCGGGGAGCAGCGCCACCGCGTCGCATGCGAGGAGCGCCGGGAGGTCATGCTTCATGCACTCCACGAGTGCCGGTTCAGGATCGGAGACCGGATCGTAGCCGTGTTGAAGGTCGTACTCGGCAGGGGACCAGACAGTATGCCCGAGACCCCGCAGCCGTTCCGCCGCAGCACGAAAAGCAGGGAAGTTCTGCTCCGGCTTTCCGCGCATCGGTCCCGCCAAGTAGAGCTTCACTTCGGCCGAGGGCAGGAAGGGATCGCACCACGCAGTTCCATCTTCCACTTCAGTAGCTCGTGTAGATAGCCTTGGGCGTTGAAGATGAGGGCGCAGATAGCTTCCTCGTCTTCGTCGGTGTCGATCATCGGAACCTCTGACCGATGGAATCCCCACCAGTCGAAGAAGTGCCGCCAGCCACTTTTCATGTAGGCGTCTCGTGGGATTCCCTTCTGCCAGTTGTCGCTCGGACGGAGTGACCCATCGGCCTGAATGCGGTGCTTGTGCATGTACTCAGCGAATCGCTTGAGCACGCGAGGAGAGAGGAAGCCCTCGAAGTCGAGCTTGCCTTCATCGGTGTTACGAGTCGCGCCCGACGCGAAGCGCCGAACGACTTGGGTGATGCCCACTGTCTCAGCGGGCTGCACGCCTCGGGCTCCAGCCATCACGTCTCTGGCCTCCTCGGCCGAGGAGCGGTAGAGACAGCCGCCGTGGACGCCGCAAGCCCCAGGCTTGTCGCACGTCCCACCCCGGCACGTCATGTCGTCCTTCACTCGCTGCGTGAGGGAGCCCACAGCTTGACCTCCTTCTTCTTGAAGTCGTAGTCCGAGGCGCGGCAGATGCGGGCCACGCGAGCGTTCTGAAGTGCGATCTCCTCGCCGAGCCCCGCCTTCGCGTACGTCGCGACGATGGTGTTCCACGAGCAGTTCTCACTCAGCAGCTTCTCAGCCTTGACCGGCCCGATCCCCGGACAGCCGGGGTACCCATCCGTCGAATCGCCCGTGAGCGTCTGGAACAGATGGAAGCGATCAGCCTCGGCTTCGGTGATCGTGCGCATGTGCAGTTCCCAATTCTCGGAACCGCGAGCGTGCGCGTAGTTCAGGTGCAGACCGGGGAGCGTCTTCATGTCCTTGTCGATGGATACGATGATCTTCTCGCCGGGAACGAGATCAGGGTGCGTCGCCAGGATGCCGAGCACGTCATCGCCCTCCAGCGTCGGCCGCTGGAACACGTCGTAGGTCTCGTGACAGAACTGCCGGAGCGGGGCGTACATGATCGGCTTGCGAGTCTTAGTGCGGTGGTTCTTGTACGAGGGCATCACGGCCGGACGCCACCGCGCCTCGTCGCTCAACGCCACGATCACGCGAGTCGCATTCAGCTTCTCGGTGATCTCCTCGATGGACGACTTGAGTTGCGCGAGGGCGGCGTTGAAGTCGCCGTGCAACGTCCAGAGCCAAAAGTCCCACTGTGCCTCGTACTCGTTCGCGGCCGCAGCCTCGAAGACGAGGGTGTCGCCGTCGATCAGGAGTGTACGGGGCTTCATCCGATGACTGCCGGATAGGTGGAGGGATGCCGTTCGTGGAGCTTCTGGTAGTTGAGCGAAGCCAGTTCTTCCAGGCTCCATCCAAGCTGGCCGGCGAGCGAGGTGAGGTACCACAACACGTCGCCAAGTTCATCGACCTGTTTGGCTGTACGATCCTGGCAGTCTCGCATTTCCTTCTTCACCTGATCGGCGAACTCGCCCGCTTCGCCACACAGGCCGAGCGTGCTCTCGATGAAGCGGTCGTCGTCGTTGACCACCAGCGAGCCGTTCATCACGGCCGTTTGGTACTTACGCAAGTCCATCGAACCTCTCTTTTGATTGATTGGCTATTTCGACGCAGGCAGGGCAGAGGTACGGCAGGGTGGTGGGCTCGCCGCACCACACGCAGGCACGCTTAGGCGCGGATGATGTTTCCCCGCCAGACCGCGAGGCCGTTGTGGATGTAGATGGGTTCGACAGAGAATGCTCCGGTGTCGGGCTCGAACGTCAGAACGACGCAGCCCTGTTGCCAGTCGGGGTCTTGCATGTACTCCGGCGTGAGCAAGCAAGTGCAGCCGGTCTCGACCCAGCAGTGATTGCCGTTGTGATCCTGGTGGAAGTGCGCGGCGAGCCGATGCGTGTGGCCCGACGAGCCTGAGCGGCCGTACTTCTCCATCTCGCCGCGAGCGGTGTAGCCCGAGTATTTCCGCACGACAGAGCCGTGCTTCAGAATCCATTTCGGCAGGAAGGCACGCTTCGCTTGCCCGTCATTGTAGCCCGCGAACTCGATGTGGAGGTCGTCGAGGCCGAGCAGATTGGGCCACGTCAAAGCGTTGCGGAACTCGGTGAGCGACGACAGCGCATTGGCTGTGCCGGGGAGATTCCAGAGGATGCGGCGCAGCCGGTCCTCGTGGTTTCCTTCGAGCAGCACGAAGCGGGCATCAGGAGCAATCAGGCGCATCTGCGCGAGGTGCTCCCGAGCCATGTCGATCTCGTCCTGCAAGGTTTCCTTCCGCTGCGGGTTCTTGTCGAACCGCGACAGCGCATAGCAGTCCAACAGGTCTCCCATGTTGACGAGCACGTTGGGCTTCACGACCTCGACGATCTGGCTGACGATGCTGAGTGCCCGAGGATCGTGGTTCGGGAAGTGTGCGTCTCCGTAGAGGAC